GTTCGAGTCCAGCTAGTCGCACCATTTACCCTAAACACAGCCCCGCGAAACTACTCGCGGGGTTTTGTTTTTCCTAGTATTTTTAAGGCTTCTCAGTCCTTTCACTTATCGTCACTAATCGGATTTAATTGTCTTTAACCGCACTTTTTAGTAACAAGTTTAGTAACAAGGTGATAAACTTCGAAAAATCTTGTTACTAAAACTAAGGAAAAATGATGCCTCGTGTTACTAAACCGCTCACAAATACCGAAGTAGATAAAGCGAAAACAAAGGATAAAGAATACAATCTAAGTGATGGTAACGGTCTTTTTTTACGCATAAAGCCTACCGGTGCTAAGGCTTGGATTTTCAATTATTATCACCCAGTAACAAATAAACGCACATCTTTTACTATTGGAACTTATCCAGCTATAACACTTGCGCAAGCTCGCCAAAAACGCGAAGAATATCGCGCCCTACTCGCTCAAAGTATCGATCCGCAAGAATACATCAAAGAACAAGAACTAATTAAAAACGGTCAGAACGAAAATACTTTCTATAAAGTCGCTTTACTTTGGAAAGAAAAAAGAAGTAAAGAAATTGAGCCTATGACAATGGAAAAGAATTGGGCAAGATTAGAAAACTATCTATTCCCTACTCTTGGAAATTATCCTATTGATGAAATTACTTCCCCTTTACTGATTAAAACTGTTCGTCAATTAAATGAAAAAGGTTTCAATGATACGCTGCACCGTTTATTAAATCTCGCTAATCAGATTTTAAATTATGCGGTAACAATAGGATTGATTTCGTTTAATTCTTGCTTGAAAGCATCTGATGCTTACCATAAAGACCCTCAAAAACATCACCCAGCAATCAAGCCGGAAGAACTACCGAAACTATTACAAGACTTCAAAAATTCAAGTAGAGATCATCTAACAAAGGCTTTGTTCCGCTGGCAATTACTTTCCATGGTTCGTCCAGCTGAGGCGGTTTCTGTTGAATGGTCTGAAATTGATTTCGATAAGAAACTATGGATTATTCCAGCAATTAAAATGAAAAAAACAAGACAAGGGCAATTTCCTCACATTGTTCCGCTTTCATCTTTAATGCTTAAGATTTTAGAAGAATTGAAACCTATAACAGGTGATGACAAATTCGTATTTTCTCACTATCACAAGCCTAACCAATCAGCTAGTAAAGAACTAATTGCTAACGCATTGAGAAAAATAGGTTACAAAGGGATTCAAGATGCTCACGGATTGAGATCGATAGCTAGAACGTTTTTAGAAGATCAGCAAGTTGATTTCCGTATTGCTGAAAGTTGTCTTGCTCATAGAATTGGGAATAAAACAAGTCAGGCGTATAACCGTTACGATTATGTAGAACTCCGCCGCCCTGTGATGCAATTATGGAGTGATTTTGTGGAGCAATGTGAAAAAGAAAACGTGTGAATGAGCGGCGTGTAAAAAATATTACAAAAATTGGTTCACCTGTTCACCTTGCCAATTTAACCTTTTATTTCATATAGTTATGAGTGAATAGGTGAACATTATTGTTCACCCTAATTGTTCACCTTCTAAGAGAAAAGCATAAAAAAGGGGCTTTTGCCCCATTTCCCTAGTTTATGAATTGAACTCGTTTTGGAACTCATCATAGTTTTTGAAGTGAACATTGGAGCGATATCCATATTTTCCCTTAATCTTAGAGAACTCAAATTTATTTTTATGTTGCGCAAATCCTTGCTTTAATGAATTTGAGAAGTTTCTCAAAGTAAGGGTATTTGTAATGCCGCTCGCTCTCGAAAAGGCTAAGTATGCCGGATAAAGATGCGTTCTTGCCTTGCCTTCTAGATTGGCATTTCCTATATACAAGCCGTCATTCTGTGGCGCAGTATAGAAATATCCACAAAATTCGGTGATATGGTCGGATTCGCTTTTTATTTCCAAAGCCTCATCACTTGTTTGTTGCTCTTTTAAAGCGGCCTTAGCCGTTTCAGGTTGTTCAAAGGTATGTATTAGTTTGTAAATGATCCCCCCTACTTCCCCCTCAATCTTATCCATGAAATTAGGATCTCGCTCGTTTTCAGGTACTACTTTGTCAAAGTGAAAGATCACCCTTCTTCGCTCAATTCCACCGCTACGCTCTGTAAATCTAGTAGCCTCATTATTAACGATTAAGACTACTGCTGGAATAACTGCTTTAAATTTACTGCGGTGTTTTGGGTCAATATTCACAGGATCACCACCTGTGATACTTTTCAATCCACCACCATCACCACCATAACGCGATTGTTCAGGGCAAATTAGCAAAGTCTTGCCTACAAAACTTTCCCGCCCGCGTGGTTCATCTAAATCTACTAACCGCCCGCTTTCTGTGTTCTGCTCACCAGCTAATAACGTGGCAATATTAGCAAAAACAGATTTTCCACTACCACCATCGCCTGTTACTTCAAAGAATAATTGCCAGTCGTTGCGATTAGTTAAAATAACGTACAAGGCTGCTAGAATAGCGTTCTTTTTACTTTCCTTACCACCGCTTACGAAGTCTAACCATTTGTCAAAATGTGGCGTATTTTGCGCTGAATTTAGATAATCATGCGGAATATACGATGTTAGCCAGTTTTCCCTATAATGGGGCAAGAACTCTAACGTAGTGCGGTTTAAAGTTCCATTATTGAAAGCGATCAATTCTTGTGTCTGTACTCCCATTTTGGGAACTTGAATTTTTATCGTATCAATAATACCTTCTATAGAACGTGCGCTATATCCAAAGTCCTGTTCTTCAAAGAAAGCAACTACTTTATCCAAGAACTCATATTTCTCCACCATTTGCCAGCCTATGCCGTCATAGTTATAAAGCTCCCGATTTCTTGGGTTTAATGCCAAATCCATTTCTAACGACTTAGTCAAAGCTCGCGCTTTCTTATTGACTCCGTCATTTTCTTTTACTTTTTCAGGCAGTGCTAATTGCGTTGCTAAATCAGCAGTCTTTTTATCGGTTCGCAAGAGTTGAATGTAAGAGCTTAAATCCTCTTTTAATTGCGCGGCTGCATCAATGAGTTTCACTTCTCTAGCCGAAGTGTTTTTTGCTAAATTCTGACAAATTGCGGTAATTTCTTCCTGTTTTAATTCGCCATATTGAGCAATCTTCACTAACTGCTGATCTTCCTTAGCTATACGTGTTGAAGAAATATTATCAAGTTGATTTTCACCTAAAATAACTGGTTTCTGATTACTTTCTAGACCATCCACCAACGAACACAATAAAAGCCATTCTTCCCCTTTACCTTTTCCCCATGCTTGCCATGCTTTAGAGCCAGCTAACACAAATAAATCGGAATAAGGTTCATGCGGTTGATCCGCAAGATGCGGAGCATTAATTAATCGAGCCATTGTTCACCCCTTTAAGTACTCCGTTTTCAATATCATTGATGCGGTCAGCGACTACTTTTTGGAAGTATGTAAGAGTTTCAACTAAAGAAATGACTATGCTATTTTTCAGCAATCCATCAATAATTTCATCGTTAGTTAAACTTGCGACTATTTCTTCCGGATTAAGTGAAGGCGGATTAGGTGCTAGTTGTAATAAATGTTTATTAGCCGCTAACAGTTCATCGTGTAGATTTCGTAACACATAGAGTTTTTCAGAAGGATAACTCTCAAAAATTTCTGCTAACGTTACGATTGTTTCACCCAGATAAGGTAAAGGCAAATAAAGAGCCTCACCCTCTTTCTTTTCACAATTCATCTGACAAAGCATAATCGCTTTCAATTCGACCGCGCTTAAATTTGAGTAGTCTAATTTTTCATTCATATTCATCTTACTTACTCCCCTTTTGTTGTTCAGCTCGTTCAGAGTTTAAAGCGCCTATTTGTTCCACCACCTCGCTAAACTTATAAAGCAGATATTTATTAGCTTGATTGAAATATTTCAATTTGGCCGTATCTTCTCGGGATAGATTGCCGTCTTTGGCCAATGCGTTAAGCAAATTTCCACCACCAGCCAATTTATTCATTAAATCCACTATTTCATCACGAAACTTGATCTTGTGATGAAAATCACCTGGATAAACTTCAAGACATCGTTTATTACTATCCTGTATTAGTTGGAATTGACGTGAAATTTGGGAATATTTCAAAGCCAATGGATTAAAAAACAGCTTACCTTTTCTTTTTTCAGCTTTCTGTTCTTCATTACCAGTGGCACTTTTCGCCACCGGTGGCGCTTTCTGTAACTGGTGGCGTTTTTCGCCACTGCTTACTAAGTTTTTATCACTTGCCGCTTTCCATTGTTTTAGCTGTTCCATTGGGTTATTTGGTTTCATTTCTTGCCACCTTTCTAATTGTTGCTGCTTTCTTAATTTGCTCGATTGATGCTGCTAGTCCTTTATAGTGTCCTGTATGTAAATAATCTTCAGCGAAGGCTAAAAATTGTTTAATACGTTTACAGGCTTTCTCTAACTGCTCTGGTGTCGGCACATATGGCTCTTTAAATGATTTGATTTTTTTAGATTTCATTATTGCCACCCTCCCAAAGTACATTCACTGCGTCTTTAGTCCGCACAATCAGATCTCGCACCGCCCAAAGTGAATCGCTTAATGCTTTCTCCCTTGTGTTGTTATCCACCATAAGCAAAATGGCTTCCGCTTGGGCAAGATTTTTTGTGATTTCGTCCATTGCGTCTAATTGCTTCATCATTCGCCCCCTTTCGTGAAATAAAAATCTACTGTCGAGGATTGCTCCGCTTGCTCTAAATAATCATCAATCGCAGATAAGGCGGCTCGGATAATTTCTTCGCTTGTATAAAAGCCTTCTAAATCCATGTCCGCCCCATCGTTCCGAATTAATGCCAAAATTGCTTTCGCTCTGCGGATAGAACTATGAAGTTTGCCCACTTTGGCTATCTGAATGGCGCAATGTGTAGGAGTTTTGTTAGTCATGAGCCACCTCCGCGAAAGAGATTGAAGGGAAAGTATTTGCTGATAAAGTGCGGTCTGATTGAAGATTGATTCTTCCAGCAAGCACTAAGACGAACTCGCGGGCAAGCTTAGCGCGTGCGTTGCGTTCGCTATCAGCGGTAATACGGATTTTTTGAAGGTGATTTGATAAATCAGTACGGCGAATGGCCGCGAAGATGAATTGATACATTTGCGTAAGTTCCAAAGTTAGATTTTCAGGAACTACCGCTAGACTTTCCACGGTCGGGCGGTAGAACGTAACAAGGTGGAAAACTGCCAACTTTGGAAGACAGCCCGTCATAGACGGCTTATTACGCTCTACCATTGAGAGAATGATCGGATTTATATGTAAAACAAAATCCGCATATTCTTTTGGTGTGCGAATGTTACGAACAAAAAAAGCACGGTCTAATGGCGTGCTGTCGTTCGCCAAAGTTAGATAGTTCAGCTTTCCACGGCTGGCAATCACTTTTTCTGATTGCGTGTTCATGATGCCAAAATTAACTGTAGTTTGTAAAGCAATTTCAATCAAAAACAACTTGAAAAATATTTCATATTGATTAAAATATTTATGATTTAAATTCATGGTTAGTTTTTCCATATTTTTAAATGACCTTAACGTATTGATAAAAATTACCTTTAGAAGGTTTAAACGCCGCATTGGATAGCCTTGCGGCGTTTTTCTTTCCTATTCAAAACGTGAATAGGCTCGTTTTTCTTCAACCGACAAAAGCTCGCCCCCTTTAACTTTGTAAATTGCAATCACCTCTTTTAATTGTTTAGCATTTGCAACTTCATAACGGTAATATTGACCAGCTCCATCCGAGGTCTTTTCTGTTGTACGCTTTAATTTTTCGCTTAAATATTCTCGCTCTAGCTCACTTATATAATTACGTGCGGAAGTCATTCCCATTGCGTAACCATCAATTCCGCTAATACTTGAATTTATTAAGCGATGAAGAACTTTTAAAAATTGAGTTGGTTTTCTTATTTCGCCCATATTCCACCACCTTAAGCCCGTGCGGCTTTTTGCTCTTCAATCCATTGATTTACTTCTTCTACATCCCATAGAACAAAGGTTTGTGAAAGCCGAATAGGTTGTGGAAATTTTTTTTCTTTAACCAAACAATTTAGTTTTGTGCGCTGAAAGCCAACAATGCGGCAAACAGTTTTACCAGGAATTAATTTTTGTGATTGGATTTGCGTTTGATTCATGAAGAATACCTCTCTTTATGTTTAACTTGTGCGGCTTTAAGTAACCGCGTTGAGTTGTAACGTTACGAGAGTAATTAAAACGCGTTAAGGTGGGGTTATAGCAATAGGGTGATAGTTAACTTTTGCTATCACCCTTTACTATGAGGGTTTTAAAATTAATTAGTTACGATTGATAGGACAGGCAATAATTTCTATTGCTTCAGCTTGCTTTTGAGAAAGACCGTATTTTTCTTTTATTTCTCGCGCGGTAGGCTCTGCCTTTGGTGCGTTGTTTAAATTCGGATCATAGTTTGCCCAATAGTCTTTTCTGGCTTTGACTGCTAAAGCAAGACGATCATTTTCCATGAATTTGTTTAGAAAGATTGGATAATTTTCACCATCAAGAACACTTTGTAATTCAGATATTACTTTGTCTTTTTCTTCAATCTCTTTTTTTAATCTTTCTATTTCTAAAACATGATCTTCACGACTACCTTTTTTATCTGCTCCTATAAACATTAAAATATCTTCACGAGTTATAATCAGATCTGCGGTAGCAAGCTTTAACTGGCAAGTTTCATTATTTGGTGAAACATGAATAAAATCAAAAGTAGCAGCAATATCTTCTTCATCTCTTGCCAAACTTTCTAAAGAAAAATACTCAAAATCCATAGAGCAAATGGAGTTATTTTGCTCTATTATGCCTCTTAAATCCTTCAAGTAATAAGGCTCAAGTCTAATCAATGTCGTACAATTTACTTTGCAATCATTGATTGTTGTAAAATAAAACCCATTGTCTTGCTCTATTTGGTAAATTTTCCCTGTTCCTTTGAATAGAGAAATATAATTAAATTTATCTGATAAATATATATATCTCCCATCATCGTGTTGATTTTCTTTCTTATGAAGAATTTTAGTAGAATTGCTAAGTTTTGTATTGGAAATTCGCAATCGGCCACATTTAAACAATACATTATCAACTATCTCTACTTCTATACCAATCTGAAAAAAACCATTAATAGCATATTCTAAAATATCTGATTTTGATAAATTTTTATTGGTCTTTTCATAAATAAAATTTATGGCTTTTTCTAATGTGAAATATTCTAATTCTGGAAGTTCCATAAAATGCCCCTTTCGCATTTATCCTTATAGAGAAGAGCGCACCAACAAAGTAAGGTTCTTTGCTTTCGGGGATCAGCCTAGATGCGCTTTATTTGGTTATTCAGCTAATGTAATAGATTCAATTTCCCATCTATTGCCTTTATAATTTTTTTGCAGAAATTTTACAGCTTTCGTTCTAGCGTCTGTTTTATCTACCGCATCTATAGAAATGGTATCGCTATCTACTTCATTTCCCATACTATCTATTACAAAAAAACTAAGTATATACTCTTTATTTTCCATATCTGGCCTTATTTTTTATACTCACGGAGATATTAGTTAGCATAGTTTCTTTATTCCGATTGCTACTACTAATTATTGTTCCGGGAATGAATGATTTACTTTCTTATTGTTTTTTCAAAAGCTGTTGAATGATTGGGCGTTGTAACTCTTGTTTAGACCATTCAGCTAATTTTGTCGTTTTATCTTGTTCTATACGTTTTTGTTCTGCTCTTAATTTATAAAGTTGATAACAAAAATATGTAATAGCTAATATTGCACCGATCAATATAGGTAATTTTAAGATTGGCCAAAAAAAGTAACCTAACAGGATTACAAAAAGGCATATTGCTAAAAAGAGTAAAAAATCTAAAGCAGAAAACACAAAGGAATCAAATGCAGCCAAGACATATTTAATCATATTAACCCCTTTTAATATTTTGATTATTTATTGTTCTATTTTATCAAAGTTTAAATGCGATAAGCTACGTTTATTTCTTATTTTTGCGTTTAGATTATAATAACTTCGCTACAAATTTGTAGTACGTACCCTAAATCATTTTTTAGGGAAAATTTTAAAAATTTAGCAATTTGATAATATGTTCGTGCGATGTAGTCATCGTATAAAAAAAATCCCACGTTGTGAAACGTAGGGATTTATTTTATCTTCTTTTCGCAATTCTTCTTTCTGCCTTCTTCATATCTTCAAGATTTTTATGCGCGATATGATAAATTGTTTCTAACACTTCCATATTAGGGCTATTCTGTCTGCTATCTATTTCACGTTTTGCAGCATTACACTTACACCTTAAAACATAAATAACCTCTTCTATTGGATAAGGTTCATTGTCATCATACAAGCTAATAAAAGTGAAAAGTGCGGTAGATTTCTTATAGTGTTTTACCGCTGTTAGTAGTAAGTTCTGTTTTGCCTCTTTACATCTAATCATATATCCAACCCATTAAATTCTTCTAGTGCCTGTTTGTGTTCTTCTGATAACTCAAAAATCAGATCGCCATATTCAAGTTGATAAGTTCCGAAAGACATCAGGAACGCTACGGCGGAGTCTATTTTGTTTGCTGCTTTCTTCTTATTTGGTTTTATGTTGGCATTCGCATCAGTTTCCATAACTACATTTGATAAGGCCCAAGCAAGTACTGGATCGCCATTGTGTTCTATCATTTGTCTGTTTATTAAAACTTCCGCACTTTTCGCCACTGGGCTAAATCGTTGGTATGTTTGCGGGAATGGCTCTACTTCAAGCCCAGCCGCTTGTAATTGTGTTCGTAAATGAGTTGCGTTCCATACATCAAAGCCTGTCATTTTGATATTGAAACGTTCAGCATCTTTCAGAATATCGTCTCTGATTTTGTCGTAGTCGATACAATCCCCTTCCGTTGCTATTAGCCAACCACTGCGCACCCAGTTTCGATACATTGCGCGGTTTTTATTTGCTACGTTGTTAAGCTGAAATTCTGGAATGTAGTGTCTTGTAAGCAAGCGCACTTTGTTTCCGTATGGGAATGTATAACAAAGGCTCGTTAAGTCGTTGGTACTTGATAAATCAAGCCCTAAATAGCAATCTTGATGAAGTAAATCGCTTTCCGTGTACTGCCGTTCGCATTGCGCCCAGTTTCCATCACCTAGCCACGGTGTAGAGCCTTGACACCATACATTAAAACGCTTGGTTAGCATTTCTACCCATTCGGAAGGAATACCCCTAGCCTTCTTGATTGTGTTCTCAAAATCAAGGTAAGGAATGGATTTACCTATATTCGGATTTGCTTTTATCCAGTTCTCTTGATTGTCGATTTCGTTTTCTTCGTCTAACTCAAAAATCAATACGAACAAGCTTTCATTCTGCTCATTTCCTTCAAGGATTTGAGCGCAATAATCATAATGCTGTTTACAGGCTGAAATAACGTTACTTCCCGCTGTTGTAATGGCAAAGAGTAAACCTTCAGGGCGTGCGCCTTGTCCTAGCTCTAATGCGCTATATACGCTGTTATCTGTGTGTAGGTGATATTCATCAACAATCGCTAAACTAGGATTTGTGCCTTCAATGGTTGAGGATTTAGCGGCCAATGGTCGCATGATGCTGTTGTGCTTAGGGTTTATGAGTTTGTGCTGTTGAATATTGAGCCGTTTTTTCAGTAAAGGCGAAAGTAAGCACATTTGACGCGCATCATCAAAAACGATTCGGGCTTGGTCTCGACTCACGGCTGCCGTGTAAATGTCTTGCTGGCCGCCTTCCATCACTAAAAACCAATTGGCTAAAACGGCGGCCACCGTTGATTTCGCGTTTTTTCTTGCTACTTGAACGTAAGCAGAGCGATATTTTCTTAATCCTGTATCCTTTCGCTTAAAGCCCAGAATGTTAGCAAAGAGAAAAACTTGCCAATCTGAAAGAATAATCGGCTCGCCGCGTAAGTGTCCTTTAACGTGTGGGCATAGTTTTGAGAAAGCGATAAATTTTTCTACCGCACTTTGATCAAAGAAATAATCGGGGTTGTTTAAATCGTTAAAATAACGCGCTACTGCTTGTTTTATCTTCTTACAAGCCACGATTTCACCTGATTTGATTTTCTCTGCGTATGCTTGCCAAATTTCCATATTTCGCCTACATTGTTAGAATTTCATCTAAGATATCGTTTTCATCTACTTCAATAGGATTTTTTCTGCGGCTTACAGGGTCGAAACCTAGCAATGATGACATCTTAATCATCACTTTTTCGGCATCTGCTTTTGCTGACAAAGCTGGGTTTCTTGCTTGAGTGCCTTGACTATTCACAATAATGAAGCCATTTTTGGCTAAATCTGCTACGGAATGACGCCAAATTGCGTAGTTTTCGCAATAAATTTCAAGGTTCGTTAAATCTTCTGCTTTAATATCGCCACGC